GCTTTACGGACCAGTGCGAGCTCCTGGCGAACTCGGACAACTACATCTTGCAGCGCCAAATCCCAATCCAGATTTACCAGAGCGCGTGCTCTCACGGAGATGCGGGCTGCAAGTTTCCGCTCGGGACGGTGACGTACACGGGCACGATCGCATCGGCGAACGCGACGGGCGACGTCGTCACGGTCGCGGCGTTCGCGGGAGTCGCTCATAACTTGAAGGGCGGTTACTTTCGGCGAGGGAACGACGTCCGGATGATCGTCGAGCATGTGGGGAATCAGATCACGCTCATGAGCGGGATCTCCGGTCTGAGTGTCGGCGACGCGTGCTCGGGAGTCGCCGGATGCCAGCACAGTTACGCGGCCTGCCAAGGGTACAGCAACGTCGCAAACTTCCTCGGGTTCGATCTGATTCCGCAGACGAACCCGTTCGATTCATCGACAGGAGTGTCATGACAGCACGCGCGAAGCGAGAAAGTCGAGGGCAGTAATCTTCTTCTGGTTTCTGCTGCTCATATTCTTAGCAACGACCATCGTCGGCCAGCTCCTCGCGCCGAAGCCGAAGTTCAATTCCCCGCAACCTAGCGGGCTCGGAGACTTCCGTTTCCCGACGGCGCAGGAAGGGCGCGCGATCCCGGTCATTTACGGGACGGTCAAGATCCAGGGCGGAAACACGGTTTGGTGGGGCGATCTGAATATCGTTCCGATCAAAAAGCGCGTTAAGACTGGACTCTTCTCGCACAAAAACATCACCACTGGATACAAGTACTACCTCGGGGCGCAGTACGCACTCTGCCAAGGTTCGATCGACAAACTGATCGGGCTCGAAGCGCAGAAGAAAGCGATTCCCTACTCGTCGACGTCGGTCCTCGTCGGAGGAAACGAGAACTGCCTCTCGCTCACACTCACGGGAGACAATCTCTTCGGCGGGACGGATTCGGAAGGCGGGATCTCCGGGAACATCAATCTCTATCGCGGGATCCCGACTCAGCAGTCGGACGCTTACTTGACCGCAAAGACGGGACGAACTTCGCCGACCTACCCCTCACTCTGTTACGCGGTAATGAAGGGCCTTTACCTCGGCACTTCGTCGTATGTGAAGCCGATCGCGTTCATCGTCCAGCGATGCCCCGATCCGTTCGGCCAGGGCGCGAGCGTCGCGCAGATCAATAACGCGTCGGACGGAGCGGACTCGAATCCTGTTCTCGCGGTCTATGACGCGATGACAAATCCCGCTTACGGGCTCGGGATCCCCGCCGCGAAGTTCGATGTCAACGTTTGGAAAGCAGCGGCCCAGACGTGTGCGACGGAAGGGCTCGGAATCTCGATGCAGTTCGACTCGCAGTCGACGGCGGATAACTTGATCGGCGAGATCCTCCGGCACTGCGACGGCGTGATCTACACGGATCCGTCGACGGGGCTCTGGGAGATCGTCCTGGCCCGCGGCGGATACGATCCGACGACGCTCCCCGTTCTGACTGTCGATAACGTGATCGACACGCCGGACTACTCGCGCGGATCCTGGAGCGAGACGAGCAATCAGATTCAGATCCGCTACCTCGATCGCGCGTCGAACTTCAGCACGCGGACGGCTCAAGCTCAGGACACGGCGAACATTGCCGTCACGGGCGAAGTCCGCAATCAGGCGATCGACTTTAACGGCCTCGCCAGGGCGTCGACTGCGGCGCTCGTCGCGACGCGTGTTCTAAAGACGATGTCTTATCCGCTCTCGAAGCTCACAGTCACCACGAACCGGACGGCCTGGAGCTGGAGACCGGGAGGACTCTTCAAGTTCACATGGTTGCCGCTCGGGATCAATAACCAAGTCTTCCGAATCACGCGGATCTCTTACGGCGAGATCCTTAACGGGAAGATCACGATCGACGCGGTCGAGGACATCTTCGGGATCTCCTCCGTCGCTTACGATCCGCCGCCGTCTTCGGGATGGATCAGCCCGATCGGAGCTCCTCAAGCTGCTGCAGCGCAGATGCTCGTCGAAGTCCCGTACCACATCGTCTATTGGGCGGAATCGCTCACGATGGGGATCTACGCGATGGCCTTTTGCGCGCGCGGCGATTCGACGTCGAAGAGTTTCGAGATCTGGCTCAATGAGGGGAGCGGAGACTTCCTCTCGCACCAGATCTATGCGTTTACTCCCGTCGGCCAGCTCAAGGACACGTACAGCGCGGGAACCCTGGCGAACGACGCGACGGGCTTCGTCCTGGATCTTCCCGGCCAAATCGACTTGCTCAACCTCGCGAGCGTCTCGTCGGCGGATCAAGGGCAGGGCGTAAACCTTCTCATGATCGACCTGGAGATTATGTCCTGGAAGACGGTCACCGCGAACTCGGACGGCACTTATACGATCGCGGGGATCATGCGCGGCGTGATGGATACCGTCCCGCAGACTCACGCGGCGGGCGCGCATGCCTGGTTTTTCTCCGAGGGAGTCGGCGAAACGAAGACGAATCCTTACGCGTCGGACCTCACTGTGAGCGCGAAGCTCCTCCCGATAAACGATGTCGGCGAGTATCCACTGACCAGCGCGAGCTCGACCAGCGTAACGACCGCCTCGCGCTATGCGAAGCCCTACCCTCCGGGATGTCTCCAGGAGCAAGCCCAGCCTTACGGGACGAGATTCTCCTCCGTCGTCGGCGACTTTACGGTTTCCTGGAAGTCGCGGAATCGTCTCACACAGGCGGCAGCGGGGACGATGACACTCCAGGACGCAGCCGATATAGCGGGCGAAGCGGGGCAGACGTTTACCGTTCGGATCTTCCTCAACAGTTCGCTGATCCGGACGGTGACGGGAATCACCACGCCCGAGAATTACACATACACCGCCGCGCAGCGCGTCGCGGACGATCCCGACGGCTCGAAGACGGTCACGATCAAGATTTCCTCCGTCATCGGAGGACTTGAGAGCTTTCTCCCGAACTCGACCGAGGCCTTCACGATGACGGGCTTCGGAATGGACTTCGGGAACTTTTTCGGAGGGAAACACGCATGAGTGTTTCAAACGGACCTCGCCGTGGGCTGATGATAAACGCACTCACAGGCGACAACTTCGACGCGGATTTCCGAAAGCTCCTCCGCGCGATCGATGCTCTTCTCGATGCCGCGGTAATCAATCTCACGACCTCAGCTCCTCCCGGATCGCCGACGAATGGCGACGCGTACATCGTCAAGACCTCCGGGACCGGAGCTTGGTCGGGGCACGACAACGCGCTCGCGATCTGGACGACCAACAATCCGTCGGCTCCGTCCGGCGAGTGGGAGTTCTATCCCGCCGCGAAAGGAATGATCGTCGTTAACGCGGCGGATTCGTTGCTGTACGCGTGGGACGGCTCCGCGTGGACTGCCGTCGGCTCGGGAGGCGGAGGAAGCGGTCTGAACTTCGCGGACAATGAAACTCCGTCGACCTGGACGACGAACGCGGAGTACATCCTCGCTCACACTCCGAACCCGACCTCGTCGCTTCAGGTTTTCATCGAGGACACAGCTCTCGGGCCGACGTACGGGATGAAGAAATTGCTCATCCAGGGAGTCGACTATCACCTCAGCGGGAATCACATCGTTTACAACGTGACGCCAAGTGCAACGAACTTAATTCGTTGCTGGTATCGCTACTAGGGGGAATATGCCGAAGACGTCGGGGAGCTGGATCGAGGAGCGGCTCTTCGTCCTCCGAACGATCGAGGATCTCAAGGCGGAAGTAAGGCGGATCTCGGAGAACACGGCGACGGAGCGCGTCGCACTTATCGAAAAGGGCGCGCGCGATATTCACGCAGCGCACGAAAAGATCCGCGCGCTCGAAGCGGCGTCGAGTCATCTCCGCATCAAGAATTGGTTTATGGCAGCGGTCCTCTCGGGGATCGGAGCACTTTGTTTCGAGCTGGTGAAAGCAATCGTCGAAGGATTACTCCGCAAATGAGCCAGGACCTTTCCGTCGCAGTTCCGATCGAGAAGATCTCCGCGATCCTCGGGACGAGGGGACCGATCGAGAACGTCCGCGCGAACTGGCCGCTCGTCGAAGCGGCTCTCGCGAAGTACGGAATCCTCACCGCGCCTTGTGCGATCGCAGCGATCGCGACGATCGGCGTCGAGACGGGATGCTTCGCTCCAGTGAAAGAGCGCGGCGGGCCTGGATACTTTGCGAAGCTCTACGACGGGCGCGCGGATCTCGGAAACACGCAACCCGGGGACGGCGCGAAGTTTCGCGGACGCGGATTCGTCCAGATCACGGG